AGGTTACAACGGTCACATTAACCTGTGTGAGCAGGATCCCGCCTTCTTGGGCGTGGATCCACCGTTGGACCCCATACCTTCGTATCCGGTTACCCGGGCACTCTGGCGACAGGCTGACAAGCAATCGGGTGACCTCATCGAGTACATGCAATCGACTCGCGCGCTTAGTGCCGCGCGCATGGTTGAGTCGTTTGTACGATGGGGTCGTGACGACGCCGACCGCAAGGTCGTTCACGCCGCCACCCCGATTGGCGAGCAGGGAGACAAGTGCAGGATTATCACCGTTCCTCCCGCTTCCCTCTTTGCCGCTGGCGACCTTTGTCGACAGCGGACCTGGCCAGCTGTTAAGAAGTCTGACGACCGGATCTTCGGATCCGACGACGTTGCAAAACGTCAGCTGGCTCAGATGCGTCTTCCTAAAGGTTCTGTCTACGTCTCCGCAGACTTGACCAAGGCGACGGATGGGTTTGCTCATGATGCAGTGAGGGCTGTCCTCAGAGGCCTTCGGCGTGCCGGATTGGACCCCGGCACAGTGAATTTGATGGCCGACACGCTTGGTGTCGGTCACAGGCTGCATTATGTCAAGTACAAACTCAACCAGTTGCCATTTAGGATGAGGGCGGCGGTGATCAAGCGTTTCGAGACCATATGTGGTAAAGATGGTGAGGCCGTTGAGGTCTTGGTTCCCATGGTCCGTGGGATCCTCATGGGTACTCCGTGCTCGTTCACCATCTTGTCTATATTGAATGGTTGGTGTGCTGCGCCTTTGGGCTCGTTGACAGTCATCTGCGGAGATGACGTGGCATCGGCGACAACACCAGAAGCGGTTGATAACTATGACAGAAGAGTAACTGTCATAGGGAGCGGGCTTCATAAGAGGAAGACGTTTATCGGGCACAGAGGACTTCTCTTCTGTGAACTGTATGTTCTCCCGGAGTTCAGGGAGCAACGATGCTTTGAACCGGTACCTCTTAAGTCGCTCGCAAAGGACGGTGATGGTACAATGGACACGAAACACTTCGACTCGTTTCTTTGGAAACGAATGGATCGAGCATGTCGTGTCCTGTGGAAAGACGTTCGTGCAAAGGCGCGTCGTCTCGGCCGGTGGCCGCAACTGCCTGTCGAGCTTGGTGGCCTTGGACATCCCTCTTCTGGTAAGATGGGGGCTGTCCCTGGCCACGTGCGCAATCGTCTTGCCACTCTCATAAAAGAGATGGTACCCATGCCTAAGATTCCTAGATGGCAAAGCTCTTGTCCTCCGATCTCTTGGTCGGAGTATAAGAACGACAAAGAAAGTGCTTGGACGATGTTCGAGTCGACCGTTGCCTCTGTTAGCCAGCTTGAAGCTGACAGCAGGTTTGAGGACACTTACTTTGTTTCCTACCGTGAAGCTGATTCGTATGTCTCGATCCTTGCGAATCAGATTTATTGTGCACACGGTGGGAGGTTTGCCGTTTCGGAAAGCCGAAAGAATTGTAAACCGGCAGTTGTTCGGTATCCGGGTGTCAGTTCCCTTCAGTACTCGTCGAAGGCCCCCATGTCCATGGTGGCCCGAGAGTACTCTGAAAA